CACCATCCACCTCTTGCGGTGGGCGGTTTGGTTCAATGCTGTATTCCTCGTCCTCATCGAAGTAGGCTGAGGCTTCAGTCAATGCAGAGTGGTAGTCTGGGCGAATTGCCCACACCTCATTCTGCAGTTTGTGCGTCAATCGGTGTTTCATTGTCTGCAAATACTGGGTTGGGTGTGCGTTGTGAGAGGAGGTGCATGGCAGTCTCCATGCTCACTCCATACTCACTTGAAAGTCTTTGTGCTCTGGTGAGCAAGTCCACTGCTTCAGCCTCCACTTGGCCTCTGACTTCTTGCCAGTCCATGCCTAGCTCACCAACGTCTTGAGACATGGTGCGGAGGCCTAACTTTATGGAGTCATGGTTGGACTTGGCCTCCCTGCCTAAGTCCACAGTAATTCTCTTGGGTGTTTGCCAGCGCACCTTCCACCAGTTCTCTGAGGGTGGCAGCTCGCCCCGCTTAATGCCCCTAGCAATCACCCAGCTCCACACTCTGTTGCAAAGCTTGGTTGCTATAAGGTTCTGCCGCTCTTCAAAGCGCCGCTGGGCTTTCTCTAATACAAAGCGCGAGGCACTGCCTGTGCCTTTGGAAATGTCCCAAACAAACTCATAGGGCAGCCCCAAGCCTGTAGCCACTTCGCGGGTGAGGTGTTCAATGAAGCCGACAAAAGTGCTGGAAGGGCGGTTTGAGGCAAAGGACTCAATGGACTCCCCAATCTTGAGCCGTGGAATCATCCCAGGCTCAAAGGTTTGCCATGGGAGGTCTCCACTGTCTGCCGCTGAGTAGCCGTCCTCAATTAAAGCGCTGCCATCGTCTGCAACGCCACCCTGGCTGGTAATGGCCATTCCAATCGAGGCATTGAGTTTGGTGCCTACCTTCTCAAATTCCAGCAAGTCGTCCATGTCCCTTAAGTGGGCAATGGCATGGACTAGGCTTGTGACACCTCTGAGCTGGCTGACCCGTTCTGGGTCATACATTAAAATAAAATTGTTGGAGCTTATGCGGCGGAAGTCACTGTCCCCGTCCCGCACCTCATAGGCTGTGGGCCTGCCAGCTGGGCTGACGTTTACCCCATCATGTCCCTTGGCGTCATAGGTCTCAGACTCAATGCGGTGAGCTTCTACTAGTTGGAGCTGTGGAAAGCTGTTGCCTGTTCCCACCATTATCAGTCCAATGTCCCCGTCTATGTCCATGCGCTTGGACACCAGGCTCTGGAGTTGTCCAAAAGTGAATTGCCCCGTCACCTCACAAATTTTGGCCCATTCACTAAAGTAGTCCTCATAGGCTTGAGCTTCTGCAGACTGTGCCTGAGGCCTTAGCCCAGAGCCCACTGAGTAGCGTGTCAGGTCAGCCACTGCTCCTCTGACTAGCCCGTTGTTGTTAAAGAGGTGACGGGCAAACCCCATGAGGCTCCTTCTCTGGCTCCTGTTTAGGGTTTGCGTGGAGTCGCTGACAGAGTAAGGGACATAGGTTCTGTAGCGTCCTATTTCAGTGCCCCTGTAGTGCCCGCTGAAGCTGTTGGCTTTTTTCTTTTTGGGCGTCAGGTCTAGGACTCGCCCGTTGTGGTCGTAGAGTTCCATTCTAACGGGAAAACCTTGCAAAAGTCATGCGGGCGGGTTTGGTGCCTGTGGCTAGGCCCTTCTCATGCAGCACGTCTGTGAGTTGGGAGGCTAGTTCCTCGGTGGGCAGAACAAGCTCACGTGTGCCGCTTTGGGAGGCATTGGAAAACGAGGTGGTGACGGCACCAGACAGCACAGCGTCTGCCACCCGTTCTTTGAGTGTCAGCAGCCAGCTATTGCTCTGAAGCCTGAGAAAACTGCGCAAGTCCCCCATCTATAGAAGGGGGGGAGTGTGTCACTCATCTATGAGAAGCTTAGCAATACAGGCAGCAACAACCTGCATGCACTCACAGTCCCAGGCATGGTTTGCCCTGAAAGACACCCAGCGCAAGTGGGGCCGCCCGTGCTTGTCCATGACTTCCTTTTTGCGCTCACTGTCCAGTTGCTTGGCATATTCCTCAGCCAGTTCTGGGTCCATTTTGCAGACTTCCCATGACTGAGCCTTGCCTGCTTTCAGGGCTGCCAGAATGTCCTTGGCGCTTGGGTTGCTCCATCTAAACACGGGAGGGGCTACCCTGCCTGTGGAAGACACCCGCGTGGGCTTGCTGTAAATCCTGCGGATAGTGCGTCCACCTCCTGTGTGTGCATAGTCTTGGGAGTCTTCTCCCCTTAGCCCAACCCAGCCAAACCTTGAGCACTGTGCCAACACGCGCGGCCTCTGGTAGCCTACATCTAGAAATGTTCGTTGGGGTGCCACCTCAAACTCCTTGCGAAGTTCTTCAACCTCGTCAAACGAGCTGACGCGCCTGAATGCCAGCAGCCTTGAGGCACCACCCTTGCTCCACGCCCTTATAACGCAGAAGAATTCCTCTAGGTAGTTCTGACAGTCCACTGTCATGAATCGGGTGTGCTCGTCTTCCCAGGCGTCCTCAGGCTTGTAGCCGTCACTCACCTCAATGCGCTCAGTTTCTATGTGGTTGCTAGGTTTCCAGCTCTCAGCAAGCCTGAGAGTCACAAACTCTCTCAAGGGCTGGGTGTAGCCTGCAGCCGCGTGTTGTTTGGCTTTCAGGAAGTCGATAACGAGGTCACTCCAGGGCATGACACTGGGAGGCAAAGTGAGCTGGTTGAAGCTGAAGCTTCTCACCCGTGGGGTCGGGTTGTCATTGGTGGCTACATAGCCACCCTTCACCATCTGCCTCCAGTTTGCCTCTGTGTTGGTGTGCGCGTGGTCGCAATGACTGCAGGCCATGGTGACAGTCTTAGCCACCTCCTCATAATTCCAGACACCCCCTGGCTTGGTTGTCTCGTTAGACTCCCACCTCATGCAGTTGTAGAAGCTAGGGGCAAACAGCTTGCCGCAACTCTGGCACTTTAGGTGCCACACCTCACAGGTGCCGCTATTGTATTCCGTGTCGAAGTCGTCCCCAACCAGCTCAGGGGTAGAGCTAAACCAGTGCTTTCTGTTCCAGTAGCGGGTTGTGCGGGCCTTGGCCCTGGCTAACATACCAGGCCTCCAAGCGCTTACCTCGTCCCCATAAAGAAACCGAATGCTCCAAGAGCGCAAAAATGAGTTGTTTGCTGGGCCTAGCTTGAGGGTGCAGGAATGGAAGAAAACCTCGCTGATAGTCTTCCTGTGCCTGTCGCTAGGCCACTGGTCTTTCAGCGCTGGGCAGGACTCCAGAATGGGCTGCAGCCGTTCTTTTGAGTAGTCTTTAAAGGAGTCTTCGTCCTGAAAAGTCACCAAATGTGGGCTGGGGTTTTGGCTCAGGCTGTAGGCGATGGCCACAGACATGCTGACAGTCTTGCCAGTCTGGGCTGCACATGACATGACAACTGTTTGGTTGCCTGGGTCAGCGTGGGCAGCCAAGGGCTCCAGTAGCCATGGGGTCTCATCAGCTCGAAATTGCCCACCATAGGGTGACTCCCTCAGCTTTACGTTGTCTAGGGCCCACTCAGCTATGCCTCCAGCATTTCGCTCAGCTAGGGCAGACAGGACGCACTCATCAACCAACCTGTCCATGTGCCTGTCTTATGGTGGCCAGCAGGGACTTGTTGTAGCCGTCAATGACACCCTGAATGTCTTGAGGCTCTAGGCCTGCCACTAGGGGAGGCAGTTTGGCAGCCTGTTCTTCTAGGTGTTTGCGGAATTCCATAGCCAGCTTCATGACACCCTCTCGCACTTCATCAATTGGAATGACTTTGGCTTTGAGCTTGTCCAGCTCATGGTCCAGCTTGTCCACCTGCCGCTTAAGCTTCTCCACCTCATACCACTCACGGCTGCCCTCTTCTGCATGGTTGCCAGTGTTGCGGGTTTTGCTCAGAGCTTCCCGCACCTTTTCTGGGTCGTAGTATTTGTCCCCTCTGGGTGTCTGTTTTGCAATTGGCACCATGCCTAACAGGTTGCGAGCCTGAGACATAGAAAAATGGAGCTGCTCGCACACGTCAGCTGTGCTCCATAAACCGCTGGGAATACGTGGTTTAGCTTTCTTTGTTGTCTGTTTTTTCTCTGCCATCACTTAAACGCTTGCACCCGCTTTTGCGTGTGTATCTCTCTCATTTTCAGTTACTTATGACATTTATGACATTTTTTCGGTTAGGTGAGCGGAAACC